TAGCATTAGCAAAATACAAAGATGCTGTTTCAATCTCATTACCATTATCACTAAATCCTTGACCTTCTTTAGAAATACCTACAAGCATTGAACTAATAACGTTGTGACCTGCTAATATTTTACCTTCAGCTTCAGAACTTAAGTATTCGTAATGGCTTGGTGCATCGTTTAACGGTATATCATCAACCGTTGTTTTTTGTGTTTCATTATTATTAAAAGAAACGATTACTTTTTGACCTCTTGAGCCAGTTAACTTGTTTAGTACTTTACTAGATTGCAACCTTTGTTGTTCTTCTCCTGGTACACCATTATTAAAGTTAACTACCTTAGTACCTGAAAATCCGTTTTCAACTTCATTAATTAGATATTCAGCAATTCTCTCTTCTAATACACAATAGTCTAAAGCACCTTCATAATCAACAGATGAAAAATACTTTCTACCTACAGAATAGTTACCGAATACTAAAACTTCAATATCTTCTGTAGATGTTCCTAAACATGGAATGAATCTAGGTACAAATTTCTTTACATCTTCCCAATTATCAGAATACCAGTAACCCTCTATAACTCCTTTATCATTGCATTTAGCTGGTCTTAATAGATTCATTGGTAAATGCTCTACCTTTGTTACTAAACCTTTTGATTTAACACATTGGAAAGCACCTGAGCCCATCAACTTTAAATCTAAGATTACGGATCGTAAACAAGTTTTCCCGAATAGCATTTTCATTTGTGCATATTCGTTTGGCTTTCTGTTTGCATCTTTAGCATTCAACCCTTTACCGTAAATCAACTTTGACATATTGTTGATTACAGCATTATTTGTTGGTGAGTTACGATAACGTCCAATTAACCAAGAATAATAATTATTATCTTCACCGTATTCAACCCATGCGTTTCTTGAATCTTCTATAATTGAAGGCTGTGTATAACTAGATAATTCTAGTATAAAACTATTTGATGTATCACTCATAAACTACATAGTCATTATTTGAAGAAGATTGTACATATTCTCCGTTGTTAATTGAATAAGTTGCTATTGTTTGATTTGTAACGAATACCTTATCTGTATAAACTACAGTCGCTCCATTCAATATATTTAGCGTATAAAAATGATTATCTTTTAAAACAAGAATATTTGAAATAGATAAATAGTATCTATCAATAGTTGGTGTAATAGCATACGTTGTAACTATTCCAGTTTCTTCATGCGTAAAAGTCATAGATGTTGCTGCCAATGTTCTTGGTATAACTTTAAACGTTTGACTAGTTGATAATTCTTTTAAGATAATCATATACTATAATAACAAGAAAAGTTAAAAACTGTTTTAAAAACAAAAAACCTCCACCGATTAAGATGAAGGTTTCTATTTCTAGAGAAGTTAATATTAAACTCCAGCAGTAATTGTATATCCTGCAGTTGTAAGTAATGCTTCAGTAGTCGCTTCGAAGAAGTTAGCAGCTACTTTCTCCATTCCAGTCAATTCCAAAGTGTAACCTGAAAGGTCACCCATTGCAACACCGGTTACGATAGTTCCACCAGTTCCATCCATTCCAAAGTCTTTTCCTGCTAAGAAGAAGTTACCGTTGTTATCTCTTACAATAACGTTTGGTCTTCCGTAAATCAAAAGCTTTAATTGCTTATGGTCAGATACAGAAAGTTTCTTTAAAGTAATAGACAATTTTTGGTCAAAGAAAGTAGTTCCATTTTCTCTTGAACTATTGATAGTTTGAGTAAACGTATTTGTACTTCCTTTCAAGTCATATTTAAAAGCAATTGGTGTACCTGTTACGGTTTCAATTGCATCAGTATTTACAGCGTCAAAAGTGTATCCAGTAGCATCTCCATCGTTAACGAAGTAAACTGCATCTAATCCACCGATACTATCTTTGCAGGGCTCAATTCTCCCTAAGGTTATTTCACAAGGCATTTTTTTTATGTATTAAAAAAGGGATGGTGTATATTGCACCACCCCTTCTTAGTTAATAATTAATTATTAGTTAGCTGCGTTAGTGATTCCGTAAGTTACTATATCTGAAACGTTAGCATATTGAATACCCATAGCCATACGCATAACAACACGAACATTTTGAGAGCCATCTAATTCAGACATATCAATAACTTTTACTTCATTTGTATCAGCTAGTAAACCAGTTCCAAAAAATAAGTTTTCAGGATAAGTACAGATAGCAACTGTTGAAGTCATACCTGAACACATAAACAATGGAATACCATCAAATGATAAACTTCCATCTGTGTACCATTGTGTACCTTGTGCGTTAACACCGTTACCACCTAATCCACTTGTACCGAATCCACCTAAAGCTCTAATGTAAGCCTTAACGATTGCACGAGAAGCATAAATTCTTAATCCTTCTTGACCGTAAACAGCAGCAGGAATAGCATCTACAATTTTACCCAATTCAACAATAATAGTTGAAGCAGATACAGCAGCACCAGCAACTTCATTAGCAGCAGGAAGAGCAGCATCAGCAGCTAAAAGAACTTCGAAACCATCAAAAGCACCTGAAGTAGCAGTAGCACCTGACCAAATGTTAGTCTCTACAGTAGCAGCAACTTTAGAAGCAACCAATGCAATAAGGTAATCAGCAAACGATTTAGGTAATACATCGTGAGCAGAATAACCTTGCTCCATTCCTAACCATGTATTATGGTAGTCTTTCGCACACAATTGCAGGTTAACTTGAAAATCTTCTAATGTTAAGATTCTTTCAGTTAAAGTAACTGTAGATGTTGAAGTAAAATCACAAGTAGCATCTTTTAGGATTCCATCTAATCCGATTTTTTGCATTACTTGTTTGAACTTTACGTTAGGAAGAATAGTGATTCCACCATTTTCTAAACTGTTTGCAGAAAGCAAAGCAGCAGATACATACTTACCTGCAAATTCTCCAGCATAAGTTGTAGTGATTGACGTTGTTGTTGGCATTTTTTTAAAATTTATTTATTAGTTAATTATTTAATTTATTCAATACACGATCTAAAGTCGTTTGAGAAGCACTTTTTGAATATCTAAAAGTTTCAACTGGCTTAGAATTCTCAGGATTGAAACGTATAGGCTCAACTTCTTGTTCTACTGCCAATTCTACTACTTCTTTCTTTGCTTCTAATTGTGCTTTCAATTCAATATTTTCTTTTTTCAATGCTTCAATTTCAGAAAAGAATGTTTCTTTAGTAATTGATTCAACTACTTTCTTTACCGTTTGTGCTTCTTCCATTGCTACTGGAGCAACTTCAGGAGTTTCAACTTCTACTTCAACTTCAGCTTGTACTTCTTCCATTGGTTTAATTTCAGCAATAACACCTTCAACTAGAACTACCATAATAGTACCATCTTCAAGTGTATATTCTCCAACTGGAGCAGGAACAATTCCTTCTTCTGTTGCGATACCAACTGAATAATCAGCTTCAAAAGATTCAGCTTCAAATACTGTTATTCCATCTTCTGATTTCATTTGTGCTAATTTTATTTCTACTGCCTTCAAACCTACTGCTCTTAGTACAGAATTAACGTTTTCTTTTAAACTCATTTGTATATTATTTTAGTTATTATTTATAAAACAAGACTTATTTTGTTTTGTTGCAAATTCAACTTTTAAACGTGTATAATAGTAGACGTTCCTTGATTTACTAAACTACCTAATCCTTGTCCTTTAGATTGCTTTTCGTAATCTGCTTTAGTTGGTTTTTTTACCTTTGCCATTTTAACCTACTTTATCAACTGTTAATATTACACTTGGAAGACTTGGATAACCATGTGTTAAATTTTCTGTTTCTGCTATTAACTGAATTGCATCGTTTTGATGAATCATTAGTTCTATATAATCATTAGCCGCAAGACTTATAAAGAAATTCCACGCAGCCACTAAAAAATCTGAATTAGATTGCATTGTAACACGAGTAGATGTATCTGGCACATTAACACCGTTCTTTCTTAACCATATTACAGCTTCTTTTACAGTACCACCTTGAACTCGATATAGCTGTGCTGAAAATTGAACGTTATAAACTCCTACATTATCTACTTTTACTCTACTATTATTCACAATTGAAACACCACTAGTAGAACTTGTATCAGTTCCATTTAATGTAATAGCAGTTACTGTACTTATTGTTGGTGATTGCGTTACAGTAGAATAGAATGAGCCATATTTTCTAGCATTAACAGTTGTACTTCCTAAAGTTACTTCTTGAATTGCACCGTTTAAATGTACTTTTAGTTTATTGTCGTAAACGTGTAATACACCATTTTCAATAGATATACCTGATTCACTTTCTACAGTATCTGCTTGAACTCCATAAGCTGTATTTATTGTATTAGGCATTTATCAAAGTTAGCAATTCGTTTATAATCTCGTCTTCTTTAGAATGTAATTGCTCAAATCCATCAAATGCACCTTCAATTGAATAACCTTTGAATGTTCCGTTCTTAATTTCACTCCATACTTGATCGTTGTAAATCTTTGACATTAACACCCATTCGCCACCTTTAGCACCTAGATTATAAAGATTAGATTTATCATTATTAGAATCTTCAACTATCCAGCTTTCAATTACAGAAACTCCTTGTACCTTTTCTTCATGTTCTGTAGTGAAGTTATTTAGATTCAATTTCTTCATATAGATTTCAGCTGTTTGTGCAACCGTTTCTTTAGTGAAATAGATATTAAAATCTTTGCCATTCATTCGTCTAAAAATTCTCTTTTCAGGAACTAAAGCGAAACCTACTACTATACGTCTTTCTTCGTCTACTACTTTAAGTTCAACTACATCAGAAGATAGAAACACAAAATCCTTTTCTATTGCTGGTGATTCTACTAATGAAACTGCAAAAACTCCATCTTCTGCACTCTTTATTGTCAATTCTATTTCTTGTAACTTCTCCATAACTAAATAACATTTTTATATTGATGCTGTTGTAATTTTATTTCTATCTAAATTCTGTGCTGTTGTAACATCTCCACCTACAACATATGCTTTTATTGGTTGATTCTGTAGTCCTTGCATCAATTGATTTGTGCCTGAATTGCCTACTACATTAAAGTTAGCAGGAGTTGGAACAGCAGGAGCATTCATACCACCGCCACCACCACCACCACCGCCACCTTCATCACCACCACCACCACCACCATCAAAAGTAGTAGATGATATTTTCTTAACTTGAGCAACACCTGAAGCAGCAACTCCAGCAGCAGCGACAACACCCAATGCTATACCAACAGGACCAGGTATTGAAGTAACCATTCCATTAAATGCACCTACCGCACCTTTGATAGTATCAATTGTAGCTATTGCTATATTAAGTTTCTTTTGTGTAGCAAATGCTTTCTTTTGTGCTGCTTTGGATTTTCCTGCAAATGCAGCTACTAAATCTGATATTCCTTGTAATGAATCTTTAGTTAAATCCATTACAATATTGAAGTTTTTTAACTTTCTTTGAACTTCAGCATCTTGTGCAATTTTATCGTCTTCAGCTTTTTTTTCTGCTGCAGCCTTTTCTGCTGCTATTCCTTTTTGTCTATACTCCTCTTCTAAACTAAAATCAACTTCTAATATTTCTCTTTTAACTTCTAATTCTTCAACTGCTTTAGTCTTTAATGTACCAATTTTATCTAACTTAAAAGGCTCATCTTTCTTCGCTGCGTCTCGACCATCTTTCTCTGCTTTGTTTAATTCAAGTTGTGAAATCTTTAGATTTTCAACAGCATCTTTTGAAGCAATAATTTCAGCAGTTGTTGAATAAATTAACTTTAATGATTCTTGTTTTGTCTTATTCGCATCACTTTCAATCTTTGCATATTGCTCCCCTAAATCAATTAGCTTTTTAGCTTCATAGGCTTGACCTATTGATGTTGTGCTATTAGCCATGTCAATTTTAACACGTGTTATCTGTGCCATCAATCGAGCCTTTGTCTGTGCTTCAATTGTTAAAATTATTTCTAATTCAGCTTTCTTTTGTCTTACTAATGCTTTATCTTCTTCTATTGCAATTTCTAATGTTTTTATTTTAAGATTGTTAATTTCTCTTTGAACTTTAACAGAATCTTCACCCATAGCAATTCTTCTTCTTGCTTCTTTATCAAGGTTTTTTAACGTTGTTTCTGTAGTGGTGTTTTGAATTTTATTTTGTCTTTCAAGATTTAAAGTAGATTCGTGAATTGCATTAGCTACACCGTTAAATCCTTTTGACATTCTTTCAGCAGCAGTCTGTGCTGTTGATTCTAAATAAACAAACGCAGTAGCAGCTAAGGCAATTACAGTTAATAATAACCCTAAAGGATTTGCAGCAACAGCAGCAGCAATACTTTTAAATGCACTAATAGCTTGAGCACCAAAAGTTTTAAACGCATCTCTAGCTTCAAGCAAACCATCAACACCTTGTGCTAATGCCATAGCACTTTGAACTTTTAGTAAAGTTTCTTGAACAGCTTTACCTTCAGCACCAAACAAACCCATTGCACCTTGAACAGCTTGAAAGCCATTTAACGCACCACTCATTGAAGCAGTTAATGCTTTAAATTTAGCGTCTGGATTAAACGCATCAGTTAACTGTTTTGCATCTCCAATAGTGTCTTTTAATCTACCTGCTGCCTTTGCAGCATTCATCGCTTCTACACTTGTCGCACCAAACTTTTCAGACATCGCAGCAACTTCTGCCTGTGCCTCTCTAAGTTGTGATTTTAAACTACCTAAGTTACTTTCAACTTCTACTACTATCGTTTTTGTTTCCATCTTATAACTCTTTTAGCTTGTTTTAATGCTTGTTTTATTGTTGTAGGTATTGCGTTTTTACCTTTCGCTATTTCTATTTCTTCACTCATATTATAGAATGAATCTAATTTTAACATATCAAATATCTCTTTCATATTATTCTATTATTCGTCTTTGTCCATCTTCAGTTACTCTATATGAATGGCTAAATTCTTCTAGTCTTCTATAGCCAATCTCATGTGCTTGAACTATTGTTAAATATTGATTCGGTAAAACTCCATCAGGTGTAGTTACAACCATCGGAAAAGTATTTGTTCTATCAATAGTTCCTGCATTAATTGTACATCCAAAAGTTACTTGTTGTTCACCAGTTGGTGTATAATCATCTGGTGTAGCAAATTGCGTTTCTAATGGCAAAGAAATTACAATGCTATATCCTTCAGGAATAGAGAAATCTACTACTACATCTTGTGCTAAATAATCAATGTGGATCGTTTGGTTAAAATCTACTGATTCTCTTTGGTTAGTTATCAAGCTAAATAAAACTTCTCCAGTAGTAAGATTAGATTTCATTGAATTAATGATATACTTCTTGTCACGAATAATAAGCGAATCGTTAAGTTTTAAAGTCGTTAACATACTTATTGGTATAATCGTCTTAACATCTATTAAACGTGTCTTAGAACTAAACAAATTTGTTAAGTATTCTTCGTAATATGTAGCATATAAAGAATTGTTTTCTATATTTTCTGTGAAACTAGAAATATCACTATTGAAATTTAGTGAATAATTAACACCTGAAACATCAGCATCTTGTCCAAATGGAATGTAATCTGTAATCGTGTCAGTTGTTACACTATTGTTAAACTTAAAAGATTGACTTGTTCCAATATTTGTGTATTTATTTTGGTATAATAATACTGCTTTTGGAATATAGTTTTTATATTCAGGCTCTGTGCCTAAAGTATATGCTACTTGTAAATCTGTGTTTGTGAATTTTTGGTGTAGTAATGTTTCAAACGGTAACTTAATTGTATAATCACCACCATCGTAACCAAATACTGCTTTTAGATTTGAATATTCTTTACCAAATAAATCAAAGTATTTTCTATTTAAAAAACAATTACTTTGCTCATATTCAAAAGAAATAGTATTGTATAACTTAGGTCTTGTAACTGTTATATCATCTGTTATAACATACTTTGTAATATTGCGAACACTACCTGAATTATAAAAATCATGCAACGTTTGAAATCTAAATGAAGTAGGTGAAGTTGATACAACAGTTAAATTAAACGTGTTGAATATTCCCTTCATAAAATCCATTATTTTCATGTCAGGTGCAAATGCTGAAAGATTGGTATAGTTTGTTGTTGTTGCACTTGTTATAACTTCTGAATAATCTAGTGAATCGTTGTAAGGTGGATATGTAAATGGATCGTAGTTATTTTGTACTGTATAATTATAAGAATAATCAACTGTTCCCGTAAAAGTCATTACAGCAACCGAACGTAATTTAAAAGTGTAATCTATTGTAGCATTATAAGTACCGTTAGAAACAACATTAAAAACATCTGAGCCATTACCTAAATAAGAACTTGTTAAAACTCCATTTAAATAAACGTCTAAATAATAATTAATAGCAGAAGCAGTTAAAATGCTGACACTAACTGAATAATATTTTGAAGAAGCAAATGAATCACTAGGCAAAGAAAGTTGACTATCTGCTATTGGTCTTTGTTGAATTATAGAATCATATAGCACATCTGTTGAAGCATTAAGCTCACCAAACACTATATCTACTGGTGCTGAATAACTAGTGGCAACTTCTTTGCTTTTATACAATAAAAAAGCATCTAAAAACTTTTCATTAGTTAGAATATTACCACTAAAAGTAACTCCATATTTAACACTTATTAACTTAAATATTGTAGCCACCCTAACTGCAGGAAATAACTCAGTATAAGCTATTGCTCCAACCAATGCATTTATATCTGTTGTGCCACCTATACCATAATCCCAAACTCTAGAACTTGAAATCAAAGGATACTTAACATCGTAATCTGTAACTGCTAAATCTGTTTCTATTCTTGCTTGAACTTCTGCTCCAGTATATTGATGATTGATTGTAGAATAATCTAAATCTTTCAACTTGTCCTCTAAAACCAAATCTTTAAACGTTACAATATCACCAAAGAATGTTACAGAATAGCTTTCAGCATTAGAATTTTTTACTTGTGATTTCTCTAGCTGAATCTTACCAGTTCTAAATGGTACAGTATCTATCTCTATCCTTGCTTTTCGTCTTTTATTATGGTCAATTGTAGTATCAACATCGTTATTATAATAGTGCTCAAAGATTCTATTATTATTCGGTGTACAAGGAATAGTAAATGACTGTGAGAAGTCAGTAAATACCGTTGCGATATCAGCTATATTTTGTACACTAGAAGTAACTTCAATCGTTTCATCGTTAAATAAATCAATCTGAAGATTCTCAATAAATATTTTAACCGATCTCATATAACGTTATTGATAATATCGTATGCATAATCAAACTCTAATGTATAGTTAATCAGCTTTTCGTTTATGTGTTTCTGTACATCAACTCCTTTAGTCTTTAACTTAACTGGCTTACCGTTTAATAATACACGTTCACTAAGTAATATTTGTTTTAATGTTGTAGTTCCAAAGAACTCATCTACCCAACCCGTATTACATCGTATTGATTCATTACCGTTGGCATTCATTACAGCATTCGTTGCACTAGATGGATTGTAATTATAACTTGAACTCATTAGGTTATAATCAGTATTCTTTGTTTGTACAGATTGCTTAGAAGCCTTAAATAGAAACTCCTTTTGAAACGCACCGTATCTATTAACAAAATCTAAATAGTAAACCTCATATTTGCACTCTTCAATAGGTCTAAAATAATACGTTGCTAGAACAACATTACTAGCATCTAACACTTCCGTTTTACAACCATCTGCCCAATATGTTGGATGAACTTTGTAGATTGAAATAAGGTTATCTCCAACAGCTGTAAGTGGTGTTGCTGTAACTGTTGCACCTGATACAAGATTAGTATATTTAACCTTCCATGTGCTTACCGTATCAATGGTTAAGAATCCTGGTCTTTTATCTAAATCTGAAACTAAACCAGTAGAATCGTAATAATAATAATACGTTCCTTCATCTAATAAATAAGGAGCTAATGTAGGATTGTAATCGTCTTCATAATAACCATATCCATCTAACCCAACATAAGTCGTAGTAGATTGAAGAACTCCTCCTAAGTATAACTTTACTATAACATTACAAAATTGTGCAGTAGGTGCGTTTGAAATACTATTATAAATAGTTAACGGTGTAGTGAATGAAATGTATTCACGCAGATAAGGACTGATATTATAATTAACACTTGTAACAACTGAACTAGGTATGCTCTTAGATAGTGTATAAGTTGGTGTAGTTGGCGCTGTAGAACTATAAGTTCCATTCCAAATATATAACTCACAAGTTGTTTCTTGATTTGCAGTTCCACCCAATGCAATATGAAATGGTGAACGTGTAAAAATTCTATTTGCCATTTAAACTATATTTTAATAAATCTTCAACATCTAATCCAAAGCCTGTAACAACATCATTCGATAAGTTTTTAAATTCCTTCTCAAATGGCTTGGTAAAAAACAAACTTGGTTTTATTCCTTGTGCGTGAATACTTCTTGCTATAAGAAACTTTAAAGTTTTTCTACTTATAAATTGACCTTTCTCATTTCTTGGTGCAATACCTTTCATTATTGCCCATTTGTCTAATACTTTTGTAGGTATAGATTGTTTAGATGAGTTAAATCTAAAAGGTGAATTAGGTGCTTTTTGTCTACCGTTCTTAACTCTATTTGGTGCTGCTCCTTTTACTCCTTTATCTACAAATTCACCATAATTACCCAAGTCAAAAGATAACTCAAAGCTGTTCTCACTTACTTTTAAATTAGAAGATATAGTACGTTGAAGATTACCAGAACTATTCTTTTTAGATAAGTTCTTTTTAGCTTGTGATACAACCTTATTTCTAAAATCGTCTAACTCTTTCTTCAATCCTTTTAACATATCGTCATGTCATTAGGTACTAATACGTCAAATGTACAAGCCCATCCTGCTAAACTATTTTCAAATCTTTCTGTAAATGGCTCAAAACTAGGATTTCCATCCAATATATAATGATCAGTTACAATACTTGAACGTTTAAGTAATTCAGTTAACCTAGATTGCACAGCTAATTGTGTATTCAATACGTCTTGTGTGTTGTCATTACCTATCCATTGGTCAGTTACTTGTACCTTAGATATGTTCACTATATCCATCGAAAGTAAAGTGAAACTGAAACGCATAACCCTATCTTCTTTTGTTGCAGTATTCACTATCAAATGTGATAAAGGAAATATTGTTTGTTTATTTAAATCCACATCGAATATATCACCCATCGTAATAGTGTTAACAAAAGCATCTAGTGCTAATGTATCTTTTATCTTTGTTGTAACTGCGTAGAATCCTGTCATTTGTTTATAATTTCTCTTTCTGTTTTAACTTTTTCACTCTCGTACATTAACCATTGTAAGCATTGAAGAAGTCTAAGTTTTCCAACTCTTTCAAATTCTTGTACGTTTCCTCCAGCAAGTGCGTATAAGCTGTTGTACCATCCCCATCTTTTATTGAATTGTGCTTGAATTGAATACTCATCTCCTTCACCGTTCGCTCCAAATAAGCTATCGTACCCTTTAATAATTCTCTTTTTAAATTCCAAAAAAAAACCTTTGCTCCAGTAGCAACATCTAAAGGTGCATACTTCATAACATCTGCATACGTTATATTACTTATGTAAGATTCTATTTCGTACTTATCTCCTTTCGTTTTAATAATAGGTCGATACATTACAGCCATTGCTTTATGAAAGGTCTTCCAATCTCCAATGTTATTATCTAAATCAATGTATTCATCTAGTGTTATATCTTCTAAATTAGGAATGAATCCAAACGTCTTGCCACCCATCTCAAACCTATCTTGAAACTTCGGTGCTTTGCTAAATATATCTAAAAAGATTGCTTCAATCTCATCTATCGAATGCTTCTTTAATAAACCTACATGGCTTAACTTAATTCCGCAAAATATACTTATCATTTTCTTACCTATGAAATCAGCATCTTCATTGCTTTCTTTTATAGACATAAATGACTGGTACTTCTCTAAAGATATATCACTTAATTTTGTTGGTATCTGTATTTCTATCTTCATTATATATATAACAATTAGTTCTTATTTTTGTAATACTCTAAGGCAACATTGTACGCATGGTTTAATAGTTGCATATCATGGTGCAATCTCATAGGATTGTTTATAATGATTTTAACTTTCACTTGCTTAACATCCCATAGGTACATCTCTACCTTCTCTATCATTTCATTCATGTGTATAAATTCCATAGTTAATATATTGCGTATGTTCCTCTTGTTGGATTATCTAACTGATAACCTACTGCATATCTGATAGCATCTAATGCGTGATTATGTTTATCAATTGGTGTTTTAGACTTCTTCTCTAACCAACAGTAATTATTCAACTCCTTAATTAAATCAACTGAATCTTCATCTACTATCAAATCGTAATCTTGTAGTATTGTTATTCCATGTGTTACACTTCCTTGACCTTTCACAGCTTCTAAGATGTTCAATCCTTTTGCTCTTAATTCATTAATCAATCTTGGCTCGGCACAATCAGCTACAATCAATTTATCATCAGCATAGTGTTTATTAAGTTGATATATTTCAGTAGTAGTTAATCCAGTTTGATACATCAATAACTTAAGATAGATTTTCTTGTTAACAGAATCTATTGATGTTGCAACCAATGTAGATGGATCGTTGCTGAATCCAAAATCTTGACCATACACAACCGTTCCTACATCTTGAAATTTACCTATTGACCAATTGGTAAATATAACTCCTTCAGCTTTATCTAACCAACCGCCTAGTATTTGATGTTGATACCTTTCAGGTCTTCTTAGCTTAATCGTTTCAATCTGTTGAAGGAATGATTCAGATAGATTCTCAATGTTATCTAAATACGTTGTGTGAATGTAAGTTGTATCTGCTTTTGTTATGTTACTTCCAGCTTCAACTCCTTTGCTTTCAAAGAATCTTTGATAGATAAAATGTTCTTTCGTTGCAGGATTAAGTATAAGAATAACTCTATTTTGTTTTATCTTATGCCTGATAGATAAATCTATTTTATCAAAGGTATCTTCATCTGTTAATTCTTCAGCTTCATCCAATACCCAAGTAGTAACTCCCGCCAATGATTTTAGATTAGCTGTTTGTGTGCCTGAACTTGTTTTGATTCCTTTAAAAATTATCTTACTACCTGAATTGATATTGATAATCTCATCTTTGGTTATAATAAACTCATGTGCTAATTTAAGCAATTCAATCTTTTCTATGAATTCTGGAATGATTGATATAGATGCAGAAACTAAAGTATAACGTGTGAATAGAATAACGTGACCTGATTCCCTTGATAACATAACAAGATAAGAAGTAATAGAAAAAGACTTACTACTACCCCTTCCACCTGTTACAATAAAGTATCTTGAATCTGAGCCTAGTTCATTATACTTTTCATTTACTACTACCAACTTTGAAATAGTCTTTAATGTTGAAATCGTTTACATTCAATGTTGTTTCAACTGTATCTTTTGCTTTACCAAATATATGTTCAGCTACAAAGATTTGCCCTCGTTGTGAATCTAGTAAATCTACAATAAAGTTAACTTTGTTATCCTCATCAGTATCTTGCTTGTAAAGAACTTTAAGTGCTTTATTGAACAATGTATTCACTTTCTCCTCTTCTACCTTTGGCTTCCTTCCTGCGTTCTTATTACCGCCATTATTCTTCCTATTATCTTCCATATTCAAAAAAGTATTCATTAATGATTAATTCTCATTATATGCCATCTGTTTAAAAACATCCTTTGTTACCTCATTCAATTCTATTTCTTGAATGCTATAATCAAAGAACACTATATATGAATAACCACTAACTTGTAAATTTGTTTTTAGTTTCTTCCATTCCTTCAGATGAATTCTATCATTTACAACTGCTATATAGTATTTCATATCTTGTGGCTTATACATTTTGTGTAACACATTTTGTATTAATTACAAATGTACTTATAACGTTGTGTACTGTTTGAGTTATATATCCAAGTCCCGTTGTCCTTTGAACACAAGTCTGGAATAGAATCTGTTTGATAATCGAATACGAACTCTAGTTGCCATGTTGGATATGTCCCTACCATTTCTTTTTGTTCGTGATACTCTACACAATTACATGTGTTACTTACTGGTGTTTTAACTTCTTTATTACAACTCATCAATACAATTGACAAGATTGCGATGTTAAATATTTTCTTCATATGTTCTATGTATTTTTTTAAGTGCGTTCATTATATCTCTCCAACAACTAGCACAATTAGAAGGTGCATCTGCTTTCTTAAATACTCTATTGTAGATGGCTAACATTTTAGTTTGTTCTCCGTGTTTTAGATCGTCACGTTTAGAAACAATGTAAGCATCTAAATATTGATACTCATCTTCTGTTAAGCACAAAGGATTATTATAAGGAAACAATTTGTTCAATGTTTCTTTTCGCTTGTCGCATCCGCAATCATCTCCAGCAATAAAGTGAACAAGTTTAGATATACCTGTTGCTTGAAACACCTTCTCTACTGTATCTCCTAATCCTTGTGATTCGTTTGCTCTAGCTTCAGCCATTTGCTCTGGTGTTCTTCTAGTTCTTTTTACTTGCTTTGCCATTTGTTTCTATTAAATATTGAATACTCATCATTAATGCAGTCAAGAAATGATAATCTGCTAAGTTAGGTGTTTCGGACTTTCCTATTTCATCCATCTTCAAAGCAATACCTGCTGCTTGTTCTTCTAAAAATTTGTTTACTGTTTTATTCATAGTTGTTATATTAATTCAAAATCGTTATTTTTAAAATCTTCGTAGTCTTCTGATACGTTATCTTTGATTCTTTCTTTACAATACTTCAATGTGTGAAATATAGAAGTAGTTGAAATGTGTGTACGTTCTGCAATATCCCTGATTGAATCTCCTGATTTTGCATATAGCTTAAATAGCATCTTATCAAACCATTCCCAACTATCCATTTCTTTATCAATCTTGCTTAACATTCTTGAATAAGCTACTGATTCTTCTAGTTCACAAACGTATTCTACTTCAAAACCGTTGCCAATTCTAACTTTATCTATCTTGTTCCGTTCTTTGATTGCTGAAATAAAAATAGATCGGAGTGTAAACCAAATATAAGACTTGTTTACTTGACCGTTTTTTACAATCTTTTCTTCTGTAGTATATTTCAGAAGTTTTATGTACATCTCTTGAACTATATCTTCACAGTATTCAACTTCTCCCCATCCTTTGACAATGGATACCCATTCTTTATGATGTTTAGCAATATGTTTCAACCAATCTGCGTTCATAATAGATGTAAATTTCGTCAAATATAACATTATTTTCTAATCAACTCCCTTATATAACAAATTAATTATAAATATGTAAATTAGATTTCTCATTTGTTCGTGTTTTTTTATCATTTCTATTTAATATATGTGGCAAAAATTACCCCTTATTGTTAATTGATTTGTCATAGGTTTCATTGTAATATAATTCTGCTCTACCCATATTGGCACCAAAGTTTGTACCCATTGAATCATAGACTGCTTTCATTATCTGCTCCTTCTCCATTTCTTTGGCTTGTTCAAGTAAATCAAGCCAAGCATCACCTCCCCTTATTCCTTTTTCTAGTTCTTGAGATAACCATTCTACTGCTGTCATAACCTAGTATATTTATCAATTATTACACTTATCATTATTAATCCAATGGCTATTACACCTATTATTATTTCTCTACTCATTGTTTTAGTTTTAGTTTGTATGTTAAAAGTAATTCTTTTAATTCAATCTTCGTGTATTTTTTTACTTCGTATGCTTTTTCACGCAAAATAATGAATTCGTCTTTGCCTATTTTCTTCTCAAGATTCACGCCGTATAAAATCAAGTTACCGTGTAAAAATGTATTGCAGTATTCACATTGAAGATGCACGTTGTTCTCATCAAATCTTACATTTGCGTGTCCTCCTGAAGAAAAGTAGTGACCAGCGTTCTCTTTTTTACAAGGCTTATCACAAGAAATACAATTTAAACCTTTATCACGTTGTCTAATCCAAGAATTAAACACCTGCTGTGTCATCTTCAAGTAGTCTTGTAACGTTAATAAATCTTCTTTCTGCTTAATCTTCTTTTCTTTCTTTATACTGGCAAGATTCTTCAATGCTTGAGCAGTTTTTAAACACACCTCACATCTGTTAGTTGATAAAGTAGAATTGAACTTTTTAACAGGCTCGAATGATTCTTTACAATCCTTACAATATTTCATAGTTCGTTATTTAAAAATTTGACAACTTGTACCACATTCATCTGCTTCATCAAACATATCACTTTCATAAATATATTCATCTGTTGCAGATCTAAATGGATTCTTTGATTGTTCAACCAACCATTCAATGCTTTTGTTTTGCCTACCAAAATGATTAGCACCATCTAAATCAATCATATTATTATAAACATCTTTGCCTTCAATCTTAATACTTCCGTATTTTTTTTCCATTTTATCCCACCATATAACTTTATTAGGATATTCTTTAACAATAGTCATTTTCTTTCTATTTGATTTCTCAAAACATAAAGTACAATTACCTTCGTATGCTTTTATCTTTAATTTTATAGGTTGTTCACTCCAAAACTTATTTCTTAATCTTGAATCAATTTTATTCTCTATTAAAGGATAAAAAATATTATTCGTTTTATAATTCTCCGAAAGTCTATCTATTTCATCAATGCGAATACCTAAAGCTACACTCCAATTATTTACTCCAAACACATTGTTAGAATATTTTGTCATAGGCACTAACTTCAAATCTCTATTACACCATTTATTTGCAACAGAAGGAATTCCATAAACTTTAATTCCATTTTCAAACATTGCTCCATTTCTATTTAAATCTTCAAAAGATACTATCTTGTATTCAGTTCCTTTGCCTTTAATAAAATTGATTACAGGCTCAATATAAACAATATTAAAATCATAATAATCAGAACAATCTTTTAGAAACTGTAAACTTCGCTCTTCTTCCATTCCTGTATTAGCAAACACATAAATTATATTATCATTAGGATACCATTCTTTTATCTTAATAGCCATAAGCATTGAAGAATATCCTGCAGATACTGTGCAAACTATATTGTTACTTATCTTCATAACTCTATTTCTTGTTGTTTAATTAATTCTTTCTTCAAATATAGTATTTCTAATCGTAAACTATCATTTGTTCGTGTTAATGCAGTA